TGCAATCCAGCATCGCAGACTTCCTTGACCGCGATGACCTGACGAGCGTCATCCCGACGTTTATTTCGCTGGCCGAGGCAGACATGAACCGCCAGATACGCCACTGGCGTCAGGAGAAGCGCGCCACGGCAAACATCGACACGCAGTACAGCGCCGTGCCGTCTGACTTTTACGAGGTCATACGGATGTACATCACTTCGGGCAACACGCAGCCGCTTGAGCTGCTGAGCCAGTTTCAGCTGCTGGAGCGCAAGCGCCGCACGGCCAACGCCACCTACGAGCCGCGCTACTACGCGATCACGGCGGGCGAGATCGAGGTGTTTCCCGTTCCCGATGGCACATATTCGACCGAGCTGTATTACTACGCCAAGATCGACGCGCTGTCCGACAGCAACACGTCAAACTGGCTGCTGGAATACTTCCCCGACGCCTACCTATACAGCTCGCTGGTGCATTCTGCGCCGTATCTGAAAGACGACGCGCGCATTGCAGTTTGGGCGTCTTTGCAGGCGAACGCGATTGGTGGTATAAATGCAGACAATGATAAAGCGAAATTTGGCGGGTCTGGTCGCCGCATGAAGATAAAGGCGTATTGAGATGAGCTTCACCAACACCTTCGAGACAACCGTCCTGACATGGGCGTTCACCACCAACAGCGCGACACGCCCGACAGAATGGCACACCGCGCTTTACACCGTTGCGCCTGACGATACTGGCGGCGGCACAGAGGTATCCGGCGGGGGCTACGCGCGCCAAGCCACGGCGTTTACCGTGTCAGGCAACACGGCGACAAACAGCGCCGCAGAAGAGTGGCCCGTCGCCACGGCGGGATATGGCACCGTTGTTGCTGTCGGCATCTTTGACGCTGCCACGGGCGGCAATCTGCTGGCCTACGCCGATCTGACCGCCAGCAAGACGATTGACACGGGCGACGTGTTCCGCATTCCTGCGGGCGATCTCGACATCACGCTAGACTAATGACGTATCGCAGCGGCTACGGGCGAAGCACCTACGGCAGCTACAACTACGGCTTGGACGGCGCTATTATTGGTGCCGCCTCCATTATTGCCGTCACCTCTGCCACCGCTGCTGCATCTGTACGCGTTCGCGGCGCTGCGTCGATCATCGAGACGGTTACGACCACCGCGTCTGCTGCTGATCGCGTTCGAGAGGGCAGCGCCACCATTGCCGTTGCCGCATCCGTTGCCGCGTCTGCCACGCGCGTCAGGGAGGCGTCTGCCACGATTGCGGCGTCTGCCAGCGTTACGGCTGCCGCTGAGCGCGTGCATATTGGCTCCGCTTCCATATCCGCTGCTGCATCCGTTGCCGCGTCTGCTGAGAGGGTTCGTGATGGCGCTGCCGCGATTGCTGTGCAGGCGTCTACAACGGCAAGCGCCGTTGCGGTATATCAGGACAGCGCCACCGCGACATGCGTAGCAACTGTCAGCGCCACATGCAACCGCGTGCAGAATGCTGCGTCGGTTATCGTGTGCGCGGCGTCTGTGGTCGCAAATGGTCGCAAGAAGTGGGAGCCTGAGCCTGACACGCCTGAGACGTGGACGCCTGTTGCGGAAAACAGCAAAACGTGGCAAGATGCGGGCAGCACGCCAGAAAGCTGGGCGGCTGTTTCCCCCACATCGACGGATTGGACACCGGCATCAGCTTCAAGCGAAACTTGGGCCGATGCGGCATAGGAGATAGAACATGGCAGATACGACAACAACGGCATATGGCTTAACGAAGCCAGAGGTAGGCGCGTCAGAGGATACGTGGGGAACGAAGATCAACACAGACTTCGACAGCCTCGACACGATCATCAACGCGATCGGCGGTAAAACCGCTGCCGGAACACTGTCGTATGCAGATAGCGCGAAACTGGTGACGAGCGCGACGGGCGTAGACATTACGGGTACTTTGACCAGCGATGGGCTGACTGTGGATGGGAACATTTTGCTAGAAACTTCTGGCAATCCAACAATTACAAACAAAACTACAGGTGCTGGGAATAACCCTGTTTATAGGCTGCAAGCTGACACCAACTACTGGGATATGCTGGGTGTGTTTTCTGATGCAGATGACACACTTCGTTTTAGGTACAACGACACTGATGCATTAAAAATAGCAAACAACGGCGACATCAGCTTCTACGAGGACACAGGCACTACGGCTAAGTTCTTCTGGGATGCGAGTGCTGAGCGGTTGGGCTTGGGAACTACAACAGCGCCATCTTCCAGTGATGTAAAACAAGTTATATCATCTACAACTGGTGCTTTCAGTCAGTACAGTTATAATGGTGGCGCTGGCTCTGCGATTGGCTCACCTGCCGCATCTACTTTTTCAGTATACACTACAACAGGCAGCATAGGCTCTGAGACTTACACAGAAGCCATGCGCATCGACAGCAGCGGTCGAGTTGGCATTGGGACTAGCACATTTGACAATGCGGCCCAAGTTTTAGTTGCAAAAGGTGATGCTTCGATTTCAACCTCTGACGCAGATAATAGTGGCTTTAACTTTACTGCTGTTCCAGACACAACAACTGGAAAAGTTGGTATTGGGTTTAAGACATTTAATGAAACAGCTTCGGCAGTTGCAGCGTTATACGCAACCCCAATTAACCAATATCGCAATGCACTAACCGCACGATACAATGCTGACGGTTCTGGCGCAGGTTATTTCAGCGTTGAGCAACTAATACCTGCTTCTGGCACAGTCTCAGAACGCATGCGCATCGACAGCTCTGGTAATGTTGGCATTGGGACGAGTTCGCCTAGTAACCCATTGACAGTTGATGGTGATAATAGCTCAATTCGAATTAGATATTCTGGAAATACAAATTTCCGTTCTGATTATGTTGTTGCAAGCAACGGTCAAACCACCGTCAACAGCTACAAAGATGGTGACAATACATGGCAACCAATACGCCTTCAAGGTAGTGAAGTAACGCATTGGACTAACGGCACAGAACGCATGCGCATCGACAGCAGCGGTAACTTGCTGGTGGGTAAGACGAGTTCTAATGTTGCTACAGCGGGTCATGAACTACTAGATTACGGAAGGGCAATACACACTGTAAACGCTTCTACTGTTCAGATTATTAACAGGCTGTCTAACGATGGCGATATGACCATCTTCCAAAAAGACGGCACCACTGTGGGGAGTATTGGGGTTGTTGCTAGCAATAACTTATATGTTCACGGTGATAATATTGGCGTTGGTATTGGGGACGATAACTTATACGCTACGAATGCATCAGGAGCTTCAAACGATAATGCAGTAGATTTAGGTGACTCGTCAGTCCGATTCCAAGACATCTACGCCACCAACGGCACAATCCAAACTTCTGACCGAAATGAAAAGCAAGACATTGCAGAGCTATCTGATGCAGAGCAACGTGTAGCTGTAGCAGCTAAAGGCTTACTGCGTAAGTTCCGTTGGCGTGACAGTGTAGAAGCTAAAGGTGATGAAGCCAGAACACACTTTGGTATTATTGCACAAGACCTACAGGCAGCATTTGCAGCTGAAGGATTAGACGCTGGTGACTACGCCATGTTTATTTCAAGTACATGGACTGACGAAGAAACTGGCGAAGAAAGAACTAGAATGGGCGTAAGATACAGTGAGCTTCTCGCCTTTATTATTGCAGCTATATAGGAGTTTATCATGGCTATTACTTACACTTGGACTATTCCAACACTAGAGCGTCACACATCAGACGGTGGCGTATATATTGCACATTGGCGCTGCACAGGCGTTGATGATGATGGCAACACAGCATCTAGCTATGGCACTTGTGGCTTAACCTACGATGCCTCTGCGCCTGACTTCACACCTTATGCAGATATTACTGAGGCTCAAGCTCAAGGCTGGGTCTGGGGTCATGTATCACAAGCTGATACTGAAGCTGCTATTGCTTCTAAGATTGATGCGATAGCTAATCCAACGACTGCTGACGGGGTTCCGTGGGCAGCATAACCTAGAAAGGAGATCAATGTGACTGAAGACAAAAAGGTCATTACGATTGACGATGTAGAATACACTGAAGATCAACTGAGCGATGTTGCAAAGCATTGCATAAACCACATCAATTCGCTAGACCAGAAGATCGGCTCTGCGCAGTTTAACTTGGTGCAGCTTCAGATGGGCAGGCAGGGCTTCATGGCCGAGCTGAAAGCCGCCCTTGAGCCTGACGCGGAATAGCCGCGCAGCACAGCGAAAACGCGAGGGGCAGCAAAACGCTGCCCTTTTGCGCATCAAATGGTCATGTGCTACACTGCGGCAAGCGCGCAACACCAACGAGGCAACGATGGCCCTGATTAGATTAGACGTACCCGCTGGGGTTTACCGCAACGGCACCGACTTGCAGAGCATGGGCCGCTGGCGCGATGCCAGCCTGATCCGTTGGATCGACGGCACGATGCAGCCGGTCAAGGGTTGGCGCACAAGATCCAATACCGCCACAAACGCCACGCCGCGCGGCATGCTAACTTGGTCAGACAATACCAACGCCAGATGGATTGCCACCGGCACATATAACAAGCTCTACGCCTACAACAGCTCCGGCGTGCAATACGACATCACGCCGGTCGGCCTGACCGCTGGCCGCGAAGACGCCATAGCGTTTACCGGCTTCGGCGGCGGCCTGTTTGGCAGCTACGCATACGGCGTTGCGCGGCCTGACACTGTACGCATCCAGCCAGCCACCGCGTGGAACTTACAGGCGTGGGGGCAGTATCTACTGGCCAATAACGAAGACGACGGCAAGGTTTACGAGTGGCAGTTAAACACTGGCGCGGTAGCCGCGCAAGTCGCCAACGCGCCTGTCGATAATAAGAGCATCGTCGTCACGGCTGAGCGCTTCCTGTTCTGCCTTGGCGCTGGCGGTAATCCGCGCCTTGTCCAGTGGTCTGATCGCGAAGACAACACGACGTGGACGCCCGCCGCGACAAACGAGGCTGGCGATCTTGAGCTGCAAACCGAGGGCGAGATCATGGCGGGCGTTTCTGTGCGCGGCCAGACGCTTATCCTGACGACGCGTGACGCGCATGTCGCCAACTATATTGGCCCGCCATACGTCTACGGCATTGAGCGCGTCGGATCTTCCTGCGGGCTGGCAGCAAAACTTGCATACGCCAACGTGGATGTCGGCTGCTTCTGGATGGGCGTGCATGCGTTCTACGCCTACACAGGCGGCGGCGTGCAGGAGATCCAGAGCGACGTGTCTGACTACGTTTTCAACGACATCAACCGCGCGCAGATCAGCAAGGCGTTTGCCATGTCAAACGGCCAGTATGGCGAGGTGTGGTGGTTCTATCCGTCCAGCGCGTCCACAGAAAACGACCGCTACGTCTCATATAATTATGTCGAGAATACGTGGTCAATCGGTACGCTATCGCGTACAGCAGGAACAGACGCAGGCACATTCCGCCAGCCGATGATGGCCGACCCGTCTGACAATAAGATATACGAGCATGAAATCGGGTTCGAGTATGGCGGCCTGACGCCGTTTGCGGAAACCGGCCCCATCATGCTTGGCTCCGGCGATAACGTTGTGAGCATAACGGAGATGATCCCCGACGAGAAGACGCAGGGCGATGTCAGCGCCACGTTTAAAACGCGTTTCTATCCCAACGGCACAGCGA